GAAGCGCAAGCACCACTTAACTGGAGACAACTTGGTAGATTAGGTTTAGCTATTAGACCTATAGATAGTTTAGGTAGGTATGATGAACGTGGTAATGAATATGAATTAGGAAATGAATTACTTGGTATTGCAGGTATGCGTAGAGTTAATATAGATCCCAGTAAATCTTTAAATTATAAAATTACAAATTACAAAGACGGCATAAGAAATGCTAGAAATTTATTTACAAGACAAACTTTAAAAGGTGGACCAATTACTCCTGCTGAAATTGTAGATGCATATATTAATTCTAACAGAGCTTTATATGAAATAAACAGAAGAATGTATTTAGATATTGATGCAGCTAAAATATTAGGAATGAGTGAAGATTCTATTTCAACAAATATGAGTAACAGAGGAGAAAGAAGAGCTTTTGGATTTTTAAACGAAGGTGCATTTAGACCTTTAAGAATATCACCAGAGGTTAAATCTTTGTTTGATATTAGAGCTACGGATTTAGGTGTATCAAATCCTTTTGAAGGAGCTGAAGATGTTATAGATAGAATAAGAGAAGTATTAGAAACAACACCATTGGGAGCAGATTTATTTCCTAACATAATTAATCCATTAACAAACCTACCAGAACCTACATTAGGTGCGGCTGCTTCACTACCAGGCCTACCTGCAATGCCAAATCCAGCACTTGTAAACAATGCACAGTTTGGTAATATCGATCCCGTAAGTAGATTAACATTGGCGGAGGAGACTTACTTAAGCCCACTAGAACAATCTTACAGAAAAAGACAGCGAACAACATAA